TTTAGAACAAGCAATCGGTGGTTTTACAACTTTTAACTTAACTAACGCTAACAGATCTTTAACATTTACTAATGGTGCTTTATCAAATGGTAAAAACGATGTTATTAAATTAACAGGAACGTTAGCAGCTAACAGAACAGTTTCTATTCCAGATTCAATTGAAAAAGTTTATCATGTTCAAAACGCATGTGACCATGCAGGTAACACTTTAACTTTCAAAACAGCAGGAGGAACAGGTGTTCTTTTATGTGAAGGAAATAACTATGTGCTATATTCTGATGGTACAAATATTGTAAAATTATCTGAGCAAAGAAATTGGAGAGCAATAACAGCTAATGAAACAGTTCAAGCTGGCGCTCAACTTTTAGTAAATACAAACGGTGGAGCTGTGACAGTTACACTACCAGCCTCGCCTGCTACAGGTGATGAGGTTTCATTTGTAGATCAAGGTTATGATTTTAACACTAACGCGTTGACTGTTGGTAGAAACTCTTCTAATATAGCTAATGCAGCAGCTGATCTTGTTGTTAACACACAGGGTGCAGCTTTCTGTTTAGTTTTTTCAGGAGATGCAACAACAGGTTGGACGTACAAGGAGAAATAGAATATGGCAAATTACGAAGCAACAAGATACGATTTTTCTGGGGCAAACCTTACAGGTATCGAGGGTATTCCTACAGCGACTATTGTGCCGTGGTCTTCTTCTTCAGTACCATCAGGTTTTTTAGAATGTAATGGAGCAAACGTCTCAAGATCTACTTATGCAGATTTATTTGGAATCATAGGGACAACTTACGGAGCTGGAGATGGTTCATCTACTTTTGGTTTACCTGACTTACAGGACAACGTTGCAATAGGTAAATCTGGAACTAAAGCTTTAGCATCAACTGGTGGAGCTAACACTGTAACTTCAACTGGAAACGTTGGAGGATCTACAGCTAACGCAAGTTTATCAACAGGGCAACTTGCTTCACACAATCACACTACTCAACAAGATGAAGGTGGTGGAATGGGACAAAACAGAAGGGTTGGTGGAAGAGGTACTCACCAAGCTATTTATAGTGAAGTTAATAACACTGGATCTGGTCAAGGTCACTCACACAATATGAGTGCAACATTTTCTGGTGATGCAACTTCAGTTATACAACCTTATTTAACTGTGATATATATTATTAAAACTTAAAGGAGAAACTATGGCAACCCAATCAGATTGGACAGTTATTTTTGAAGACAAAGCGATCATTAAACAAAATGGTGATGGTGCAGGCACATACAGAATAGAGGATTCAGAACATGATTCTTTTTGGAATGATTCTAAATGGTCAAATGTTTGGGCTATTCAATATCAAGACGATAATCATGACTACAATGATTCTGTAGAATATAGAGACACAACTCCTCATGCTACATGGACTAATGCTAACCTAGGTGATTTTAGATCTCAATTTATCGATAAATGGGATGCAGCTCATTTAGCAAAACTTCAATCTAATTGGGATAATGATAATATAGATGGAGAAACTTCAGAAGAAAAAATTGCTAGATTAGGTGCAAGACCTACATCTTATTCTTCGTAGTCATTTACAAATAAACTAACTGTATATCTTTTTAAATTTTTAACATTACTTTTATGTGCGGAGTGCACCCAATTTGATGGAAATAAAATAGCTCTATTTTCTCTAAAACCTACATGAATATCTAAATCACAATTTTCTTCAGGTCCGTAGTAAAACACTGTTCCGTTTGTAACTGCAGTTGGTCCTGCTACCATTATTAATATATTTAATTTACTTCTATCATCAACATGTGGTTTAAAATTGTTATAATTTCTAATATCTACACCACTATCAAAATCTATATTTTTTATTTTAAATTTAAATTTTTTTTCTGCTTGAGTAACAAATGTATTTTTTAATTGTTTATCGTTTGATAATAAATACCTACTACCATAATAATTTTCTTCACTTTTTTCAGTTGAATCTGTAAAATATCTAGGTGTAAAAATTAACCTTGTTGTTATGTGATTTTTTACATTTTTAAATAGCTTTTCTTCAAAAAAAGAATCTATTATTTTTATCATCGTAACATCATCCAAGATGTCAATATATATTTGCTTCCTTTTAAAGGTGGATTACCTCTATGTAAATATGGAAATCCAGCAGGCCATATAACTATTCTACCTGTTTTGGGTTGAACTCTTTTTGAAAAATGTAAAAATTCTGTTTCTCCACCCTCTTTAATATCATTTAAATAAATAGAAAATACAAAAGCTCTAGGTTCATTATCTCTTCCTTTACCATGTTCAACGTGCCAAACATGGTATCCTTCTGTTGGCAAAGTTTTCTGTATTTTTAAATCTGTAAAATAAAAAGGACAAGCATAAGCGTCTCCGGCTCCTGTATTTTTTAAATAGTGTTGCCATGCAATATCAAAGTTTAACATCATTGGTTTTAAATTTTCCCACCAAACTTCTAAATTAAAAGGAGCTGCAAAAAATTGTTGATCTTGTTTTTTTAATATGGAGCTTTTTTCAGAGCCAATTCTATTTACAGTTTTATTAAATTTATCATTGTCCTCAAAAATTTTTATAGCTTTATTACATTCTTCTTTTGTAATAAAATTATCATACACTCCAATAAAATTGTTTATATTTACTGTTTTTTCTTTTACTTTATTTTTCATCTTTTTTCTTTTCTATAAAAAATAATTCTCTTTCTTTTTCCCAATTGGTTTCTTCGGTTATGTTAATAACAACACAATATCTTTTTGTATCTTCAGTACTGGCATCAACGTAATGTTTTATAGAAGGAGGAAAAAAATAATAGTCTCCAGGTTTTGGAGTTATCTTTATATTTAGTTCAGGTAAACATAACGGCATTCCTTCAGTTAAATATAAAATACAATGATAACAATTGTGATCATGGAGTTGAACATAATCATCTTTACCTAATTCATTACCCCAACAATTAGTAATTGTTTTTCTTTCATAAAAATATTCAAATAATTTTGGATTAGATAATTGATGTTTGTTTATACAATAGTTAATAAATTTTGTAGTCAAAGGATGGTCATTAAAAGCTCGCCAGTCTGTTTTCCCTCCTTTTACATTTGTTGCATATGATTCTTCTTCAATAAGATTTTTTTTAACTTCCATGGTAAAATTGTGTATGTCCTCTACATAAGGATAATTTCCAAAAGTTATTAAAACAGTTCTGGGATAAGTTACACATATGCTTTGACTATGTGATAACCTTGGATCTTTGTCTATAAATTCTACCATTTTCCAGCTTTCATTCTATAAAAAACTAATATATAAAGCATTATATGCTACAAAAATTAAATTTCAAGCCTGGTTTTAATAAGATGGTCACAGATTCAGGAGCAGAGTCTCAATGGGTAGATGGTGATTTTGTTAGATTTAGATATGGACTACCAGAGAAGATAGGTGGTTGGAATCAATTGACTGCAGCTAGCTTAACCTTACCTGGAGCGGCACGTGCACAGCATAGTTGGACTAGTATCGCAGGTGAAAAATATGCAGCGATAGGAACATCACAAGGTTTGTTTTTATATTATGGAAATGATTTTTTTGATATCTCACCATTAGATACGGCCATCACTGGATTTACTTTTACGACTACAAATAATTCAGCGACTGTAACTGTTAACAAAACTTCACATGGTTTATCAGCTGGAAGATATTTTACATTTACTTCTGTGACTTTACCTGGATCAGGTACAGGATATGTAGCAGCTGATTTTACAACTGGTGCTTATGAAGTTGTAACGGCTAGTACAAACAGTTTTACAATTACAATGGCATCAGTAGAATCCGGAGCAGGGATTACAGCAGGAGGGTCAGCAACCGTTAATCCATATGTAGAAGTTGGACCAACATTTCAAACTGCAGGTTATGGTTGGGGCACAGATACCTGGAGCACATCAACATGGGGTACAGAGAGAACCACTAGTGACGTGATTCTGGATCCAGGAAACTGGAGTCTTGATAATTTTGGAGAAGTATTAGTTGCAACTATTTTTGGCAATAAAACATTTACATGGAATGCTGGTGCATCAAATGCACGAACAATCAGAGCGTCAACAACAACCACGAATTTTTCTACATCTAACAATCCAACGTCATCTAGACTTACACAAGTTTCAGATAGAGATAGACATTTGTTCCACTTTGGAACTGAGACAACGATAGGAGATACATCAACTGTTGATCCATTATTTATAAGATTTTCAAATCAAGAAGATTTAAATACATACACACCTACAGCCATAAACACCGCTGGTAGTTTTAGATTAGACAAAGGAAATAAAATTGTTGGTGCTGTATCAGGTAAAGATTACACTTTAGTTTTAACAGATAGCTCTGCATATGTAATTCAATTTGTTGGACCACCATTTACTTTTTCTGTAAAACAAGTTGGTACAAACTGTGGATTGATTGGTCAACACGCATTAAGTTATTCTGATGGTGTTGTATTCTGGATGTCAGGTGAAGGTGGATTTTTTGCATTTGATGGTACAGTTAAATCTTTACCTTGTTTAGTTGAAGACTTTGTATTTAATACTGATGGTGATAATTTAGGAATTAATTTTAATGCATCTGATATTGTTTACGCAGAACACAATACACTTTACGGTGAAGTAAATTGGTTTTATCCAAAGTCAGGATCAGATCAAATAGATAGAGTGGTCACATATAATTATGCAGAACAAGTTTGGACTACAGGATCACTAGCAAGAACAAGCTACATAGACACAGGCGTATTTGATGTGCCTTATGCAACTGAGTATAATAAAACAGCAACACCTGTATTTCCTGATATTCAAGGTATTACAAATAGATTTGGAGCATCTACTTACTACGCTCATGAAGTAGGAACCGATCAAGTAAATAGCTCTGGTACAACTGCCATTGCTGCATTTATTAAATCTGGAGATTATGATATATCTGCAAGACGTAGCGCATTAGGAGGCACAACCGGTCTTGCTGATCTTAGAGGAGATGGTGAGTTCTTTATGTCTGTTAAAAGATTTATACCTGACTTTAAGGTTCTTACAGGTAACTCAAAGGTTACATTGTTATTGAATGACTATCCAAACAATACAGCATCTAGTTCACCGCTAGGACCCTTTACAATAACATCTACGACTGATAAAGTAGATACCCGTGCAAGAGGAAGACTTGTAGCATTAAAGATAGAAAATGACGCTGTAGGCGAAACTTGGCGTTACGGCACATTACGTGTTGATATAAAACCAGATGGTAGAAGATAATGGCAGGTATAAAAGATTTGTTAGAATTTAGTGAAGTAAATAAACCTAAAATAGTAGATGGAAATAAAATTAGAGTTTATCGAGGATATGAAAAGATGCCTCTTTCAAAAAGATCTATATTTAATAATCCTCTTGATAGAGGTAAATATTTTACCGAAAATTTATCCGATGCTAAATGGTATGCTCAGAGACAAAATACTTTAAAAGGTAAAGTTACGTATCTTGATTTAGCAAAAGATCAATTTGATAAAGCAAAAGCTTTATCAAAAAGTAGATCAACAAGACTTGCTGGAGAAGTAATTGTAGATGAAGAGTTGCTAAAAAAGCAAAAAATAGATATACTAAGATCAATTATGGCAAGAGCTGGAAATCTAACCCCTCTAGCAATAAAAGGTTTAAATATGATAGCTAGCTTACCTGTTGCAACAGCAACAATGTTTTTACAATCGACTCCTACTAATGCTGATGAGGCAAGTATGAAATTGGAAGATTTTGCTAAACTAGCAGAAAAAAATAGCAATATGGATTCATCAATTAAATTAGAATCAAAGGATATGCAATGACTGTAGATAAAAGAATAAGTTATGAAGTACAAGGTGGTGCAAAAAACTATCTTGGCAAGCAAAAAGAAGTTACTGCTCCTATAAAATGGAAATCCAGTCCAGATAGTCCAGAAACAGAATTAGCATATATTACAAAAGCAGAAAAAGATTTACTTGTTAAAAAAGATTTACACGGTTCACTAAAAAATGGTGTTAACAGAGGACCATCAGGTATTATGAGTTTAGATGGTTATGGATCATTTGATGGTCCAGATCCGAGTAAAGATACAGGTATGTCTGGTGTAGCTACAAGTGCTGCTGAAGCAGGCGGTGGAAGTGGAGCGGATAGAAGAGAGTTAGATTCATACATTGATTATGGATCTGATACAAAATTACCACCTGGTGTTAATAGAAAATTACCACAAGACATACAAGATTATAGAAATGCATTTATTGCAGCAGGTGGGGGTCAAAGAGTTAACCCTGGTTTTTTTGATAGTAGATTTACAGTATCACCATACGAAATAAGAAATGCTAGAGACTATGTTAGAAATAGAAGTCGATTTAAAAGTCCAAGTTTAAATCCAGGGCTTGCAGGATTTTTTACAGGTGGTGGAATTTTAGGAAACCTAGTTAGAAGTCTTGGACAAAAATTTGGTTTAGGTAAAACTTATGATCAACCAACGTATGATGCTAGTGGTATAAACACTAGAGTATATGAAGGTACAATGGACCCTACTGTTAATCCAGAATACTACAACGATCTTGGTAATGAATTATTGGAAAAACTGGCGGAAGAAGGATCAAACAATGTAGCTAGTAATGTAGGTACTGGATTTGTAACAGCAAAAGGACCAGACTTCAACACTCTTTTAAATCAAAATAAAAATAAAAATACTTATAACACAAGTGACGGAACTAGTTTTGGTTTAGATGGTTATATGACAGATAAAATGTTTGAAGAACAATTTGGCACAGGTCCAAAAATAAGTTTTGATTATAATCCAAATCGTGTATTTGAAGGTATACTTGGTCCAGCACGAGATTTCTTAGATAATACTTCAGAAGACTATAAAATTAACTCAAATAATATAAACGCTTATCAAGCAAAACTAGCAACCAATTCTCCGGCACTAGCACAATATAGAAGTTTACAAAAGAAAAAAGTATTATCAAACATGGGTGGTCCAGAATTTACTATAGAAGATCAACGAAAATTAGATATGTTAGAACAAATGGAAGCTGATCCAAATAAGGTTTACAGTCAGACAGTATCAGTATAATGGCCAGAATAACTTCATACATACCTGAGCCTAAACAAGAGTACGATGTCGAAAACCAAAGACAGATTCTCCGTGCAGTTGATACAATTAAAAACGAATTAAATTTTTCTTTTCAACAAGAATTAAAAAACGAACAAGAAGCTTTTAATTATTTTTTATCATGACAATAAGATACAAGAACCAGGGTTATAAACAAGCTGGTACAGGTAAAACTACAGTGTTTACATGTCCTAGTGATGCAACAGCTATAGTTAAAAGTGTTTATTGTGCAAACAACGATGGATCATCAGCTGTTTTAGTAAATATGAATTTTGTTGACTCATCTGATTCAAGCACAGAATATGAATTTTTTAGAGATGACGTAGAGGCTAAATCGCAAGTAAATGCCACACCTCAAGGCTTGAATTTAGAAGCAGGAGATGCTATAACTGTGCA